ATTACCCAAAGTGTCATCATATAAACTCTTTGCGGAAACAGTTGGCAAAGATGTATATCCTCCACCACCATTATTGAGAACAACGGAGCCTATTGGATAGGTTGAAAATGCCTTAAAATTAAAGGTATTTGCCAGCGTTGCGTTTATAGTGGCTGAGGTGTTTGCTGAAAAGAAAGAGTAGGCCGCAGCACCAATAGTTGTTAATTGTGAGATTACAATCGGATCTGTTGGAATAAAATTAACAGGTATTTCTCCACCGGCAACAACAGTTGTTACATTTGCAATCGCACCTGTTCCACCTCCACCAGTGAATTGAATAAATGTATTTGGATCTTCACGATAACCATAACCACCACTCAAAACTGTTACATCACGTAAAGAACCAGAAGTTGTTTCGTTAACATAAGCGGTGGCTCCAAGACCATTAACATCATTCAAACCACCATAAAAAACAACCGGATCGCCCGTGTATGAACTTGTTCTTCCCTTGTATAATTGACCCCTTCTATTACTATTTACTTGAACAGAAGAAATGGAACCTAAAATTTTTGCTTGAAGTATTGTTGAGCCAGAAGTTCCTTCAGGAACAACTTTACCATCTTTGAAATATAATGGTCGGTTATTATTGTCGGTAACAACAACATCTTCACCCGAAATAAAAAGTCTTTCAATATTTGAAATATACACTTCAATTCTATTGCCAACTCTAACACTTCTTTCGACAGTTGCAAAAGATTTAGTTGTCAAACCAAACAATCTCAAGTTTTGAATTGAAAGAAATTGTTCATCATTTGTGGCTAATCTTAAACTTTTCGTAACATACCATTTGCCATCAGATGCTCTGAGAACAACATCTCGGGTTAAAAATATTTGGGCATCAGTATTATACAATGCCCTGAATAAAAATTCATACGATGCTGGTGTGCCCTTTACTTCATAAAGCCTTCTGGCAATTTTTACCAACTTTGATTTGTCTGCTAAGGTATCTTTTGGAAAATTTGGTAAAAAATCATTGATATAATAATCAATAAACTTATTAAACTGTTCACCGGGTTCTTTGAAATCTACATTTTGATAATTTAATAAATTTTGTGTGCCGTAAATAACACCTTCTTTTCCCGAACCAATGTTTTGTTGTTCCATCCATTCATAATATGCTTGGAGGAATGCAACAAAGGTCTGATAGTTATCATCAGAACTAATAAAATCCGGTAACTGGTACGGTACCTTTAATGAGGTTTTATTTGCGAAATCTGTTGTCATTATTATGATGCGATGACTGTTACTATAATTGCTTCTGGATCAAACTCATCAATCGCTATGATTCTATTATATGTAGATGAAATAATTGAAGAATCCGGAACGGCCGAAACTGTAAACTGTCCCAATGGATTATTTATTGTCAGTGGAGAAAAATCTGTTAGTGTAATAAGCCCTGTTGTATAATCTATTGTTCCTGCATTAGAATTTAAAATGGTTTTTATATTATTCAAATAATAATAAGTCCTCAAAGTACCAATAGAACCTTCTAAAACCGGTGTCGCAAATGCTAATGTTCCGGTTGTATCATTTTCTGCATTAGTTAAAACAACGGTTGCTTGTGTGTAATTAAATCCGGGATCAGTTACAACTATATTCACAACTCTGCCGGCAGCAATCACAGCGTATGCACTAGCACCTTGCCCATCACCAATAATATTTACAATTGGCGCTCTGGTATATCCAACACCCTGATTATCAATATTGATGGTTGCTACTCCACCGACGGTTGTTGGCACTTCTTCAAAATATACACCTGTTCTAATTAAATTTGTGGCTGAAGTGTCAGTTGTACTAAAGTCTGGATAACTGGTCACACCAGCATTAAAATAATTTTTCTTTAAAGGCACACCAAAATTTAAATAATAAGTTGTTCTTGTATTCAAACGAGGATAAAATTTCTTCTGTATTCTTATGTTTGTTTCATTTGTAATTATAGATGGGTCTGCATTTTGAATCGTCGTAATCAATGTTGGTGTTTTAAATGTAGAATTGAAAGTGTTTAATGTGTTGTCTGAAAAAGTGTTGATTGCTGAAATAACAGATTGTTTAATTTGGCCGGAGTTTAAAGTTGTTAATCTGGGGTCATATAAAACTTTGGTATTCAATTGAACATATGTGTAATCCGGATCTACAATTGTTGGTGTGACAGTTAAAACACTAATTGGTTTAATTACTTCTTCAATTAATTTTTCTTTTTGGCCAGGTGTTAATGTATAACCACCCGATGGTTTCACTGCACAAAATATTTGCCCATAAACTGGTGGTTCATTTTCTTCACCACCCCAAACTGATACTGAATCAATGGGTAAATTTGTTGAATTGTTTTGTATCAAATAAACATAATCTTCTTTTGTCACCGCACGCCCCTGAGCGGCATATGCTTTTGGGGCAGTGAATTTAATTGAATTTATCGTTTCTCTATCTGCACCATCTGAGGCGGCTAAGACCGGATTTACTACTGTGCTTGAAAATCCACCGACAGCAGACAAAATTGCAAAGCTGTTTGCACCAAAAGCCGAAGTTCCGTTCGTTGAAATGTATGTTATGTTTACGATGTTACCATTTACTAAAGATTTTCCTAATATATTGTCTCCAAAATATATTTGATAATTACTATTCATTCCTTCTTGTAAGAAATATACTTTACTTGTTGGAGTCAACGACAAATAGTTAGAAACTTGTGTATATGTTTCAAACGTTAAATTACTAGAAGATTCTTGAACGGAAACTAAAAGTGTGGATGTGTCTATATTTGTATCTGGTATTTCAAATATTTGTTGTGGATTTGTTGTAGTATCAACAGTATAACTATAAGATGATGGTATACCTTGAGATATTTGAACGTCATTAAATGTTGCCGTATTCGCAGTTACGTTTACTGTTGTAGAATCTGTTGTTACAAATGTATAATTGATACCATCAATTGCTTCTGAAATAAATTCTGTAAATTTTGGTAGTGTTAGTGTTGATGTTGTTACTCCATTAACGATTAAATTAATTCTAGCTTTTGGTGCAACTGCTGATTTTGGTGTATAGTTTAACATTTTAGCATGTGAAACGGCCGAATTACGCAAAATTGCGGAATCCAAAAACATTTCATTGGCTATCATGTTTAGATAGTAAGCATTATATTGTGTATTGTATGCAAGTAAATCAACTAGAACGGATAATGCAGAACCATCAAAGTTATAGTCTTTAAGTGTATCTTGTTGAGATAAAAATGTTTTTAAACTAGACTTTATAGAAGAAAAGTCTAGATTTGTAATCTGTAGGCCTGAATTTGCGGATGCCATTTATCTTGTTCTCTCAAGTGTTAGATTTACTGATGTTGGTTGCGAATTATTACCAATATAAAAATCAACAGTCACTTCATATGCATTATCATCGGGTTTTTCATAAACTATAACAGTATTTAATCTGACTCTGGGTTCAAAATTTCTTATCACCGTTTGAATTTCAGATTGTAGTGAAGATGCTGTCAAATAGCTAACAGGTTCAAATAATAAACTTTCTATTCTTGATCCTATGTTTGGCTGAAACGGTCTTTCATAGTTCTTGGTCAATAATAAGTATCTGACCGAACGTATGACTGCCATTTCATCATAACTCAATGCGATATCATTTCTACCAGGTGTTCTGGTAAATTTGAAGTCTATATCTGAGTATATTTTTTTGAGTGTCTGTGCCATTTTAGTATTTATCGTAGGAGTAAAACGACTTTTTCAAAATCGAGGACCAGCGCGAAAAATTTCTAGGCCGGAATTGAAATTTTTGAAATTTTTAAATTCTCTCTTTTAGTTTATCGGAAGCTATTTTTTCATACAAATATTTTTCAGAATCACCTGGTTTTGTGAATCCTTTGACTGAATTATAATCTTGTAATACTGATTTGGAATTATAATAAAAAGTAACGTCTTGTGTACGTGAACTAATTACAAAAGCATTCATTGCTAAAATATTTGATGTTATCTGAGCAATTTTAGCTGGGGACATATTACTAGACCAATCTGGGTTACCTGGAACTATACTTGTTTGAACGGAAATTAAATCATTCGCTAAAACGTTTTGATAGAATGACAATGTGTTTCCTGTGTACAGAGAACCAAAATTACCCATGATTACAGCATTGTTTGAAATACCATCACTTTGATAAATCAAATAAGTTAAAGCTTTTCCTATACCAATACAATCATTATAATATGGCTGTAGTGGTAATTGATCCCCAGTGGTATTTGCATCAAAAGGTGTTACACCAGAAATTCTATTTGTGTGGGCATAAAAATTACTAACATATATGTTAGAGGAGTTTGCATTCGCCTCAATTGTTGATAGTGTTCCGTCATTTGCAGCATTTGCGGATGCTGATATTTGTATAATCAGTGTTTGTATATTACTTGTCAAATTGGCCACTGGATTAACAAAATAACCAAAAGTATTGCTATTTGCAATATCTTCCATCTGCCATGTGGCTAAAATTGGTGGCAAATTGGCCAAACTTTTCTGTGTATTTTCAGAAAAAACAATAGTATTATTAGCCATTGAGGCCGGAAAATTCAATCTATTAAAAATACCTATTCCCATAATAAATCCTTTAAACCATTGGCAAAATCGGCGGGCTTGTGATGCCCTTTGGAACAGTATGTAGGTGGCTGTCAAAGATTGAAGTATTAATCAAATCTGTCATGAGAATCGCATCCATAATACCAAAATTGCCCATAGGAGCATTCATTGCTATGCCAGCGTTTATTGACATTAATGACAATATATTTCCGACACTCATAATTTGACCAGGAGCAGCAACCGGAGTTAATGGTGTTGGAAAACCAACAGAAATGCCGCCTGTTCCTGTGACGAATCCTAATGGTCCTGCACTGACTCCCGTTTCAGCATCAATACGACCTTTTGAATACATTTTCTGTGCAGTTAATTCACCATCTACAGCCAAATCTGAATTTATGTAAACAACATCAGATGCAGATATTGAAATTGCACCTGTGGCAAAATTACCTGCTCTTATATCCATGTCATTTTTAGAAGTTATGCCGGTAACTCCTTCAACGACCTGTGTAAAATTACCTTTTACTTGTAATTCATAATTTCCTTCAACATATTCAACTTTATTTCCCTTGATATTTGTCAATGCATCACCCTCAATAGTAACATAGCATGTACCTTTGATTAATACATTTTTATCTTTGATTGTAATTTCATAGCCGTCACCGTATACTTTATGAACTTCATCACCGTTAGGATGCATCTCAATAAATGTTCCAGTTCTATGAGTTAAACGAACCCTTTCTCTGCTTGGACTATCATCCATTTCAAATAGATGCCCAGATTCTGTTCCAATTACTTTGTTGTATGGATACTCTGGTGGATAAGCTGTATTGGCAGCAGATTCTGGCTCAGTCCATCCTTTAAAAAAACTTGGTTTTTCTGTACTCATTTTATAAATCCGTCAGGGTGTTGAAGTGTTTGCGATATTAAATGATGCCGTAGCTGCATCAGAAATAACTACATTTGAATTGGCAAAACTGTTTGTTATGTATAAACTTAATGTTTCAACATTTGCTGTATCAGGTGAAGTAATTAAGGTTATCAGTGTGTTTGGAACATTTGCCGTTTGTGCGGCTTGTTCCGATTGTGAAATTGCAGATCCTGTAGAATTTTCCAAATCTTTAAAAGCTCCTTCCACACTACTACTTATCTGGCCCGGAATTAAAGCTATTTGTGAACCTGCTGATTGTATTGCACCTTGAAAAGTAGTTAAACAATCTTTTAACATGGCTAAGATATTCGCTGGTAGACTTTTTATCCATTCAATGACTTGTTTAATTTCAGAAATCAACGCTACAATCAGAGCAGCATTACCAATATATTCGGCCAATTTTCTGGAATAATAATTGATAGTTCTAATAACTTCTCTGACTTTAGATATGGCTTTAGCTATTTGGCCAGTAGGATCAAGATTTAAAGTTACGGTAATAGCTTTTAATACAGTTCTAAACTTATCTATCACTTGTTGCAATATTGCACGAATAATTGCAGCAGCTTTATTTTGTGCATTTTTAATTGCTTCTTCGATCAGTTTAATTGGATTTTCAATAACACCAATGTTCAAATCTGCAAAATTTATCAAAAATCTAAAGTCACAAGCATGTACAGTATTATTGTTTGTTACTTGTATAATTGTGTTGTTTGTGCTGTATGCGTTTGTCGGTATAGTTGGTTTACCAACCCTTGAAACTTTCATGGCTAATGCATTGGCTGGAGGCATTGGTGTGGTTTGTGTTCCTGCTGCCAGCCTTCTATCGGTTGGATTCACTTCAGTTGAACTGGCAAAAGCTGAACCTTCTTGAGCCGCCAATTGAGCTTGTTGTGCATCTTCAAATGCTTGTAAAGCTTCATCACCCGTTGTTGAAGTTGACGATATGGTTGTTGTTTGTGCAGCTAATGCTGAAAAGCCAACTCCTGCACGTGGTTCACTTTGAGGTATGCCGGGAAAAACACCCATGTAAACTGGTGCTTGACTTGAAAGCCCGTCAGTAAAGAAACCAAAAACATATTCACCTTCCATCGGTGATGAAAAATTTCTTGGGTCATTGACGGGATACAGGGGCATTGCCCACGGCAGTGAACTTGTAGGTATCAGTTGTAAATTTTCGGTGTGTGAGCCAAAAATACGGATTTTACACCTACCCAAATTCAATGGATCTTTTCTATCTTCAATGACACCGATCCACCAAACAAAGTTATCATGCCCAATTCTATTTGCAAATTCTTCAGCCATCAACTGCTCCTTATTACACCACCACTGACAGGTGCTGATGGGTCCATATTTCTATCTGGGAAGTTAACACTTTTATCATTGTAAGGTAAAGCAGTTTCAAGACTGTCTTTGGCTATTTCCAATATTGTTTCATACTTCATATTTACGTCAATGATATGTCTTACAGCAGTAATTATGTATTGCCCAGAATGATAACGATCAATATCACCCGAGAAATTTCCAGAACTGTCGGGCGACCTCATAGATGGTAAAACAATATTGATTGTTAGACCAACAGCCAACAAAGGATCACCAGAAACGGCAATTTTCATTCTAGAATAATGTGCCAATGCTAATTGTGCAGTTCTATTTGGTACATAAGTTTCCACACCAACATCATTTGCAACATCACTCGGATCTACACCTATTGCCTTTTTTTGATTTCTATTTGTAGTCAAAACTTTGAGTACAGCATTTTCGTTTTCATATGCTGCTTTTCCTAAAACATTTTTATTTGCGGATATTATTTTTTGCCCATTCAAAGTCTTTGCATTTCTCATGTAATCGGAATAATTAAATGTTGTTGTATAGTAACTTCTTGTCAAAGGATCAATTGTTATTGTTTTGTTTGCAAATACACCAAGATTTGTGGCATATAATGTATCAAAGGTATCCAAAAAGGTGTACGATTTAATACCAGAAAGTGAAATACCCAATTCTTTGTCTGATCCTCTATCTCCGGCAGTTCTTAAAGAATATACAAATGTTCTGTATGGTTTTGATGAGTATAAGCTTTGAAGCGAACGAAAATTCAACCCATAAACATTTTCATAGAAAACGAAATCTGCGCCCGGATTTCTTTGTGATTGTGCATATGTTGACAACCAATTAATAGCCTCATATGGTTTCTTATATGGTATTACAAAATCGTATAAACCCTTAGTTTGTTCAATCAATAACTTCTTTTCATTTTTCTTTTCATTCTCTTTAACTTTCATTTCCTGCACAAGGATATCTTTTACAATTTCAGATATTTGTTTACCGGGATAAGCTTTACTAATTTTCAATTGTTCGGAAAGAAACAATTCTTCCGAACAAAAATTTAGCGTATACACTTCTGAAGTGTTATTTCTCATTGCTCTGTCGCCAACTCTATATACTCTGAATTTCTTTTCAAAGTAATACATAGCCTGACTTGACTTTCTATATTTAATTATCAAAGTTTCGGTGCCACACAATGCTTGCCTATCAATCAAACTGATAGCATCGTTTATTAAAACATGCCCGGTTATTGTACCACGAAAAATGTCTTCATAGTAAGATAATTCAACTATCAAGCCTTTGATATTTAATCTTTGAGTTGATGTGATTAATTCAACATTTTCCAGAAAAAATTCATCCGGATTTATTAATCCAGAAAATCCATCAGCATTTGAAACAACCTGCTCAGATACTGTGCTATCTAAGAAATTGGCACCAAAATCACTCATCTTTATGTACCCATAACAAATTTAAGTTGTTCTTCCATTCTAAACACATAAGATTCGTCTAGAATTTTTATTTGTCTTTTTGCGTCATTGAGTGAACTTTCATTTTCTAAAATGGTCACGATTCTTTTTGAGATTGTTACTGAAACTCTTTCGCCGTTTGATAAGGTATATGTATTGGTAGATGGTAATAAACTATTATAGGTCGTTTCATCAATAATCGTATTTTTTGTATCCGATTCGTCAGTGGTTAAATTGACCGTTGTAGTTATTTTTTCATAATGATGTACTGTCGTTGTTATATAAGCAAGAGGAGTTTCATCGGCGGCTTCTGCTTCAGAAGCATATTTGTTTTCCAAATAACCCAATAGTTGTTGGTCATTCATTGGCCATTCCCAAACAGGATCTAATATTTGATTTGAATATAAAACTACCCAGTATTTGTATGGATCACCATAATATTTTTCTGCAATTATTTCCGGCGTATCGCCTTCTTGAATTGAGTATTCATAAAACAACATGGGATTATTTTGTAAAGAGTCAATTAGTTTGGCTCTTGACATTATATTTGTAAGAACTATGGGGTGACCAAGTTCATCCCTTTTTAGTATTTTTGGTAACGTGTCGAAATACAACATTAGTAACCTTCTGCAATTCTTGTTTTATCAACGATTTCAGTTTCTTGAAACTGTAGTGTGAGTCTTGTTTGTACAGGATTACCATCATCAAAAGTTGACCAACCCATTGGAGCATAATCAACACTTACATTTTTCAAAACACATTCTGTTATTCTATGTACATTTAAATTTTCTGTACCGTTGTATAAAAATTTAATATTGAATCTGTCGGGAACTTTAAAATATATTCCTTTACCAAAAATAACATTTTTTGGAATTTCTGGTGCGGCCGCAAATTTAAAAGCTTTAACAATTTTTTTGATTTCTTCCGCTTCTTGTTTTGAATGTGGTGTTAAAGTAAAATCAAACTGATGTTCCCTAAAATTTACACCTTGAAATATAACTTGAAGCTGTGGGTTTAATGCTGCACCAACACCAGATAATAATAAATCTTCAGATATTCCCGTAATATTTGCCAAAATTTGTCTAGCATAAGGGTTATCACCCACTCTGTTAACAATATCTTTTACTCTTTCTAGATTCATTCCTGAACCCGGAGCACCAGTCACACTATCAAATAAAGATGCGCCAGCTTGTGCCGCAAAATATGGTCTACCCAATGCACCCGTCAAACTCATGTCATCATATTGTGAATTATATGTAACATTTACAGTGTCTGGAATATAAAGTCTTATAGTTGAACCATTAATTCTTTTTACGTCCGTTGCGGATATAACATCTACGAGAGCTTTAGCACTTGCTCCCAATCTACTTAAAATTCCACCTTCAGCACTGGAAGTTTGTCCGGATGTACTGCTACCTAAAATTGCAGGTTCAGCATCTTGTTCCGAATTTGCGGCCGTTTGCAAAACGTTGATCCCGCTTCCTATTGCGGCTCCTAATGCAGCAGTTTGATTATAAGAAGGATCTGGAACTCTTATTGTAAATTCAATGACATGTCTTCTTGTTGCATCAGAAGCCAAGTTTCTGGGATAACTAAACTGTTGTATTTGATAGCGATTTTCAAACAGCTTGGCTATTGGTCCAGAAGGTCCACCAAGACTGGCAGACCCCTCTGCTAATCCTGCTGGGTCAAAATTGACGATTGATGGTTCTGATATGGCCATTTTTTTGATTGAAAATAAAAGTGATATACATATTTATATGTCTTATTCTGGAAAATTCTCACCAAGAAATCCACAAAAATACCGTGGAAATTCTGCCAATATTATCTACCGTTCAACCTGGGAATGTAGGGTCATGAACTGGTTAGACACAACCGAATCCGTTATTGAATGGGGTTCGGAAGAACTCATAATACCATATAAATCACCAGTGGATAATCGTTGGCACAGATATTTTCCAGATTTTTACGTGAAAGTGAAGCAAAAAGATGATACAATCAAAGTGTTGATTTTAGAGATAAAACCAGCAAAACAGACAAAACCACCAGAAAAAAAGAAAAGAGTGACAAAACAATACATCCAAGAGGTGGTAACTTGGGGTATTAATGAAGCTAAATGGAAGGCTGCGAACGAATACTGTTTGGATCGTGGTTGGCAATTTAAAGTATTAACTGAACATGACTTGGGTATAAAATGATTAGATTACATGTATTGGGTATTCCGCACACATCATCCAGAAAAGAATTCACAGTTTGTGCATTTACACAGAAAGTCATAAACTTCTGCAAAATGTACAAAGACCAAGGTATGTATGTGATTCATTATGGTAGAGAAGATTCTGAAGTTATTTGTGATGAACATGTCACAGTTTCCACCAAAGAGTTGTGGGAAAAAGTGTATGGGCATAATGATTGGAAAGCAAAAGGTCTGATTTTTGACCAAAATGATGAAATGTATAAAACTTTCACGGAAAATGCTATTCGTGAAATTGCCAAGAGAAAACAACCACATGATATTGTGCTTTCATTCTTTGGTTTTGGGCACAAACCTATTACTGATGCATTTCCAGATTTGGTGATATGCGAACCTAGCATCGGTTATAGTTCCGCATATGCACCATACAAAGTCTATGAATCATATGCTGTGATGCATGGTCTACAAGGTCCAGAAAAAATATCAAATGCAGAATACAAATTCTATGATGTTGCAATTCCGTCTGGCTTTGATTTGACCGAGTTTGAATATACTGAAGAAAAGCAAGATTACTTTCTAATGGTTGGTCGCCTTGTTTGGTCTAAAGGTGTCAATATTGCTGCACAAGTTTGTGAAAAACTGGGTGTAAAACTAATTTTAGCTGGCACAACTTTTGGACCACAGGACTGTCATGTTGGGCATGAATGGCCTAAACATGTTGAATATGTTGGCTATGCTGATGTTGAAAAGCGTAAGAAATTGATGGCAGGTGCAAAAGGACTATTCTGCCCAACGATTTACAATGAACCTTTTGGTTATGTTGCGATTGAGGCCATGTTATCTGGAACACCAGTTATTTCCACCGATTGGGGTGCATTCACCGAGACGGTTCAACATGGTGTTACTGGCTTCAGATGCCGAACATTTGAACAATTTGTATGGGCAGCCAAAAACATTGATACAATTTCACCCAAAGCATGTAGAGAATGGGCTGAGAAAAATTACAATATGGAGAAAGTCGGTAAAATGTACACCGAATACTTTCAATCAATTGTAAATGTTTCAAATGGTTCTGGATGGTATGCACCCAATAATATGAGAACGGAAATGGAGTGGTTGACCAAAGAATATCCAGAAAACAAAAAGACATTCAAACAAATACTCAACCAATATAACCGAATTAAAAATGGCAAAGTGCATTTTCTGCAAATTGGTGCTATGGACGGTATTAAACATGATGAGTTACATCATTATATAAAAAATAATCCTTGGGAGGGGGTCTTGGTTGAGCCACTTCCCGACATGTTTGAAAGACTGACCCAGAACTACCAGGATAATCCTAGGCTCAAGTTTGTATGTTCTGCAATTGCTGACACAGATGGACCTGCGGTGATGCACAGGATTCCCATGGAAAAATTACAGGACGGTGATGTGCCGGATTGGGCAGAAGGCTGCTCTACAATGGTTACCGAAGGTTATTTTGATGGTTTGTTGACACACATGGTCAAAGAAACCGTGCAAGGAATCACACTCAAAACATTGTATGAACACCATGGTAATGATTTTAATTTTGTACAAGTTGACACAGAAGGTTTCGACTACAATATTTTTCTACAGATTATGCAAAATGGATTTACTGCCGACATTTATAAGATAGAAATTGCACATATAACTTATAATAAAGCCGTCTGGATACGTTGGGTTTTGGAGAACCAGGGTTACAAAACTTTCATCGATGGATATGATTTGATAGCCTACCGATTCTAGCCTAAATATAGCATGGCAACTTCTACACTAACTCAAATTGCAGCACAAAAGACTGCTCTGGATCAACAATTCTTGTCCAGAGCTTCTATTACATGGTTGCAAAAAAGAATGGCTAGTTTAAAGTCTCCGACAAAATTAGCCCGAGAAATAGTTTCAGAAAAAAACAGAAACGGAACATTTGAAGTTGGTGGGTTGTATCATTTTTTCTATGATCCTCTGACGAAAAATAAATTACCTTATTATGATACTTTTCCTTTAATCATACCTCTGAGAATTGACAAAGATGGTTTTCTTGCACTGAATTTACATTATTTGCCACCTATGTACAGAGCAACGTTTTTGGATAAATTGATGCCGCTTGCACTTAAAAATGAGAGGAATGATCCTGTAAAATTGCGTGTGACATATGATATATTGAAAATAACACAGTCTGTAAAAGAATTTAAGCCTTGTTTGAAAAAATATCTTGAATCTCAAATACGTTCAAAAATTGTTCCAGTAGAACCAAATGAATGGGAAGTTGCTTTGTTTCTACCTACTGCAATTTTCAAAGGTGCAACCGAGAAAAAAGTTTATGCAGAATCACTCAAAGAAATAAGAACTGGATAAAAAATGGCAGGTTCAATAAACGAATTCAAATCTAGCTTTAATACTGACTTGGCAAAACCAAGTCGTTTTGATGTAGAGATACCAGTACCTTTGGGTCTGGTGCCCTATATTGGAACATCTAGACGCTTAACCTTCAGATGTGAAAATGCTGAATTGCCCGGCCGTTCAATCTCAACTATGGCTATGAAAATTTATGGTCCCGAAGAAAAGTTTCCATATCAAACAACTTATAATGATATGGATCTAACTTTTATTGTTGGTGATGATATGAAGGAAAAGATTTTCTTTGATTCGTGGCTAGAATGGATCAACCCATCAATATCTTACAATTTTAAATATAAAGCAGATTATACTGTTCAAATGAGAGTTAATCAATATGATCTGCAAAATAAAGTTACTTATTCTGTTGATTTGATTGATGCATTTCCCATATCAGTGAATGCGATGGCTCTTGATTGGTCATCAGATGGTTACCATAAAGTCGTTGTTAATTTTGCATATACAAGTTGGAAAAATAATTCTGTTCAAGCTTTGGGTATGAAATTGCTTGAAGCTGGCGTTGGTTTTACTACCGACAGATTTGGCGGTAACGGCTTGAACGATGCTACAGCAGGATCAGGAATAAGCGTACAATCTATAGTTAATGGTTTCAGAGGATTGACTGCATCAAAACTTGGTACAGACATTCCCGCTCAACAGTCTCTCTCACCAGGAGAAGAAATATAAAATGAATGGAGTTTAATAATGGCTTTACCTAAAATTGATACACCAATTTATGACTTGGAATTACCACTGTCGAAGAAAAAAATAAGATTTAGACCTTTTCTTGTCAAAGAGCAAAAGAATTTGCTCATGGCACTAGAATCAGATGATCGTGAATCTATTGAAAACAACATCAAACAGGTGTTGCAGAATTGTACAATAACAGAAAAGGTAGATATTGAAAAATTACCTGTTGTTGATGTAGAATATTATTTCCTACAACTTCGTGCAAGATCAGTTGGTGAAACTGTTGAAAACAAATATCGTTGTGATAACATGGTTGATGATAAATCATGTGGCAATATTATGGAAACATCTTTGAATCTACTTGATATCAAAATAGAAGGTGTGCAAGATGATAATGATGTTATTGAATTGACCGATAAAATTTCTGTCAAATTGAAATATCCACAATTTTCAGTTTTGAGTAAACTATCTAAACTCACAGATGTGGGTGATATTACGTTTCAGATGATTGCAGATTCAATTGAACACATTTATGATGGGGATCAGTTCTACTATTCAAATGAAACACCACAAGAAGAATTGCTAGAGTTTGTTGAATCATTGAGTCAGAAACAATTTGCTAAAATTGAAACCTTCTTTGCAAACTTACCAAAATTGCAAAAGAAAATTGAAATGAAATGTTCGCGTTGTGGTTTTCAACACAACTTGGACGTTGAGGGGTTGGAAAGTTTTTTCGGCTAATCTTTTGTCATGACAATCTGAAAAATTATTACAAGACTAATTTTTCATTGATGCAACATCATAAGTACAGTTTGACTGAATTGGAAAATATGTTACCGTGGGAACGTGATATCTATGTTTCATTATTAATACAATATATTGAGGAAGAAAATCAGAAAATAAAACAAAGGCAAAACGAGAGAAAAATTAGATGAGCTATTTAAATAAAAAGCTTACCAATGCGAGAAATACACCTCAACAAAAACTTGAGATGGAAGAACTTGAGAATGCGAAATCATTTCAAGCTGGCAATCAGTATAAAAATAAATTTTCTCTATCAAATTTAGCTGGTTTTGTTCCTGACAATAAAACAACAGCAAAAAGAGTTTCTGCAAATCCATTTTCATCAATAAAAAGTAATTCTACCGTCATGGGAAAAGATCCATCTGCAACGATGGAAAACTTCATGACATTGATGAGAAAAATTGATGAAGATAAGGTAAAATATCAAAATCAAAAAATTGCTTTTGAGAGAAAACAGGAAACAATAAGAGAGAATCACCACAAAGAAATAGTTAATGTTTTTCTTGAGGCTACAAAAGCAACAAGAAGGGTAAGAGTAAAAGCACCAAGGGTTGAAGAAAAACCTACTGTGCCATTACCAACACCGGTTCCTTTACCTAGACCTTCTGCGCCGACACCCACTGTTCCACCACCAGGAAGACCAGCACCGCCAACAAGACCGGCTGAACCGGCAAAACCAGCAGAGCCAGTAAAACCGCCAGCACAACCACCGGCACCGCCAACAAGACCGGCCGAACCGGCAAAACCCGCCGAACCAGCAAAACCTTCTATAGATAAAGCTGCCGAAGCTGCTAAGGAGAGAGCTAGAGAAGAAGCGGCTAGAAAAGCCAGAGAAGAAGCAGCCAGAAAAGCCAAGGAAGCCACTGCTAAAAAGGAAGCCGATAAAAGGCGTGATGATAGGACTGCTGAAGAAGAAAAAGCAACAAAAGAGGCCGGTGAGGCTGCCAAAAGAGAAGCTGATAGGAAAACTAGAGAGGAAGCCGAGAGAAAGGCTAGGGAAGAAGCAGCCAGAAAAGCTAGGGAAGCCGCAGCAAAAAGAGAAGCCGATAAAAGACGCGACGACAGAACGGCTGAAGAAGAAAGGGCTACAAGGGAGGCAGGAGAGGCAGCCAAAAGAGAAGCAGCAGAAAGGGCTGCCGAACAAACTCGCAGAGAACAAACTGCCGAAAGAGTGAGAGAAGGTAGAAGAAGAACACAAGAAGCACCTCCTTCGGCGCCGCCCACGCAACAAGTGCCACCTGCAAGGCCGGGCCCACCTGCTACGCCGGCTCCTGGTCCGCGCCCGGCACCATCTACAGCAAGACCTGCGCCGGCAGGAAGACCATCAGCAACTAAATTCGATCCAACGGCGGATATTATTAATTTTACTGCGGCGTTAAAGGCTAGAGGAATTACTGATAAAAATCTTTTGGCCGCAGTTCTCGGAAATGCAATGAAAGAAACGGGTTTTAGACAAAGACCAGAAGACTCTTATGCTGGAACCAGTAATGAACATCTTCAGAAAATAGGTTTATTTGGTGTATACAAAGATAAAGAAGGAAATATTAGACACCATGAAGGTCCGGGTGGTTTTACTCGCTTGCCTACAAAAATAGAAAATGGCATAAGAGTGACAGATATTGATGCATTGAATAAACTTAAAAAGGACCCAGAAGCATTTTTTGAGAGAGTATATGGAATGAATTATAAAACATTTCGTGGTAAAGATGCAAAAGGTAATGAAATTTGGAGAAATCCATTAGGAAATACAGAACCGGGAGAAGGATATAAATTTAGGGGTAGAGGGTATTTGCAATTAACAGGAAAAGCAAATTATAGAGCGGCTTCAAGAGACATATTTGGTGATGATAGATTAGTTGAAAATCCAGATTTGGTCAATGATCCTAAGATTGCGGCATCCACCTCTTCTTGGGTCATAAAAAACAATACCATTAGAATGGCCAAACGTCTTGGTTATGACTTGGATAACTTA